TTATTCTTCACCGGAATACCCGTTGGCTCTGGCGCATTTCAGCGCACTCAATATCATTTTATCCTGTGCCAAGGCTCTCTGCTTCATTTCATACAGCGGGGTACCACGATGACCCTCCCACATGAGAAGCTGCTTGCGGTCATTCACCACAACACCTTCGTACAGGTTAATGAGCTTGTCCAGCGTGACTTCTTTCAACACTTGCATTTTCTCACCCCTGAGTCTCGTCCGAAGACTTACCTTTGATTTTGATACCCGCAAGCAGCGCAAGCTCCACCGTCCATGCCGAGAACCATGCCACGGTCAGCTCTGCCGGTACGGTGTGATCGTGAGAACTAAGAATGAGAACCACGATGGTGTACCAAAACAGGTTGAAGACAGAGAACAGGGTGAACTTCGTGCGGTTCTTCATCTTCGGCTTCTTGGCTTCTCTCTTGCCGCTCATAGATACCAACCTCACTTTTTCAGATAGGCACCAGAACAAAAACCGGTGTAGGTGACACGCTTGTGGGTGAACTGGACATACAGCCACTTCACGCCGTTGATCGTGGTATAGTAGCCATAGCAGCGCACCTTGGTTCCCTTGGGAATAGCCACCAGAACCTTGTTGTCAGTACCGGCTCCGTCACGGACATTCAGCGAGGAAGCGGTCACGGTATAGGTACCGGCGACACTCTTGTTGAAGGACTTGGCGTAGCCCTTGGCCTTGACCTCGGTCACGGCAGAAGGTTTCACACTCTCCGGCTCCTTGGGAGTGGACACAGGGTATTCCACATAGGGCAGATGACCATGCTTCTTCCAAGTACGGGTGTTGTACCCGGCCTTGCTGCCAATATTGCCGACAGCGGTGATCTGGACATTGTTCTTCCACTTGGGAGTACACTCGACAGCCAGACCGTCACCGATGTAGATACCGATATGACCGGTAGTCCACACGACCTCGCCGGGTTCGATGGTGTCCCAACCACCAGTAGTAGCGTCAGGGCATTTGGCGATCATACCGTTTGCGCTGGTATCGGGAACACCGTTGCTCTGGTACTTGGCACCGCCGTAGGTCTTGGAACTGTCACCAGTCCAACCCCACAGAATACCCTTGATAAGACACACGCAGTCAAAGCCGAAGTACCCCTTACCGATCAGGCCACGGAAAAGAGCCTGTTTTGCAGAGGTGTACCAATCGGGGTACTGCTTGGTCTTACCGGCAATGACGCTCTCGCTGACAGGTGCGCCGAACACACCCCACATATACACGGTGTTGTGGTTCTTAGCAATGTCTACGGCCTTGGCGACAAACTCACTTGCTTTCATCACGGGTCTGTCCCTCCTTCTTGTAGTCCAGAATGGCCTTGAACTTCGTAAACGCTTCCGCAATGTACTTACACGACACCATCAGCACCGCACCAATAATAATCAAATCGCTGAAAATGTCCACATACTCGGCAGGAATTTCCCAACCAACCATTTCCGCAAACAGCGGCAGAGTGGTAATCGCCACGCACAGCAGCGTCAGGCCACAGATAAAGGCAGCGATTTTCAGGCCGGAGTTAATCAGCTTGTCCTTGCTGAAAGGCTCCAACATGATCTTGATGTTGTAATACATCGAAAAAGACACATTGGAGAGGTAGGCACACAGGAAAATGAGCATAGCCCACCCAATGTTAATGAGATTGGCGATCAATGCGTTGACCATGGTAATACCTCCTTCGATTTGGGTGACTTAGGTGAATGATTTTCGATTTTTACCATAAACTCTCCTTAGAGAACGCTTCCTAAGAGGGATTTATAGGGAAAACGGCTCGATTATTCACCTAAGTCACCTGATTTGTTGTTCACGCACCCTTGTGGTACTGCTCCAAGTCCTCAATGCGGTGATTGATGACCTTGATTTGTTCCTCGACCACAGGCATACGCTTGGCAAAATTGTTGTGTTCACGGACTTCACGGGTCAGCTCGTCCACCTTGGTTTCCATGACGGCCTGAGTCTTACTGTTGGCGATCAATACACCAATCAAGGTGATAGCCCCGGTGATAACTGCGGCAATTACTGTTTCCATATTAGCCCTCCGCATAGACTTCCCAACCAGCAGGATAGGCTTCGGGAGAATAGGTGTTGCCGTCAATCAGGCTCACATATAGGGTGCCGTTGTAGTCCACAATGTCGCCCTTGTTATAAGCGTCATGTGCGCCGGTAGGCTGACTCCATACGGGATAGCCCTCGTCATTCAGACCAACGGGGGTGTAGAGAGAAGCGTTTTTGTCAGGCTTCCAATCTTCCTGAGAGGTATGCTCCTTAACCACCTTGTAGAGCTGCGGGTCGCCCACTTCGTTCTGACCGTAGGTAAAATACTCGTCAGCTTTGTAGGTCTTGCCGACCACATAGGGGTCATAGATGGTGGCGATCTCCATAGCAGAGGTTTCGTCCAGACTGGCAGCAAAGAGCTGGACAGCCTTACGGAACTGCTCGGCGTATTTGAGATCAGCCGGATTGAACAGCAGAGCGTTGACATTACTGGCATACAGGCCATCGTCACACGGCTCCATAACAATGCTCTCAGCATTCTCGATCTCAGGCTTACCCTGAATGTGGTACACGATACCCTCGACCACAATGCCCTGAGCGTCTGCTTCCTGACACAGCGCAAAAGCACCGTTCTCCTGCTTCACGACCCATGCGGGAGTGCCGACCATCGTCAGCAGGGCGTTGTCTTTGAAAATCTTATACATGACTCTCCCAACCTTTCTTGTTCGGGTAGAAACCGAACAGCGATTTGAAATAATGATCTGTACTTTGAATTACCTTGAAGCTGTTTCCCCTTCTCATGTGACCCTTGTAGCTGTCAACTGGACTGCGAATGTCCTTCATCTCCATGCGCCCTTCCTCATGCCATTTCTTGAATGACCTGAGTTTGCGGCGAATGATGATTGTGGAGTCACGGTTCATTTTCAGAACAACCTTGCCGTTAGGGGTAACGATGAACTTGGTTTTCAACCATCGAAAGAAGTCAGCCAGAGGAATTACCACCGTTTTCTTCCGGTTCAATTCCACACCTGTCCTCTGACACATGAGATCAAGACTCTCCATACACAGGTACAGATAATCAATGTCCTCATGAATGGCGTAACCATCGTCCATGTATCGACCATATCCTGCGATACGCAAGACTTCTTTGATAAAGTGGTCAATCGGACTCGGCAGCAGGAGTGCGTTGGTCTGCGACACTTGACTGCCAAGACCAAGGCCGATTGAGCCAAAATCCTGAATAAAGCTGTTGGCAAGCTCCCTCAGCTTCGGGTCATGAATGCGCCGCTCTGCTTCACGGAACAGCGGTTCATGGGGAGCCAGATCGAAGAAGCTATGAAAATCATAGAGTAATACCCCTCCGTTCAGGCCATGCTTGCGGTAGTGCCGTTGAAGGTGGCAGATCATTCTTCTCAGGGCGAAGTCCATGCCACGACCTTTCAGACTTGCCGAGTTGTCGTAGATAAAGGACGCTGAGTAAATCGGCACGATACAGTAATCGCACAGGCACTTTTGCACCGCTCGTTCAGAGATATGAACAGATCGGATATGCCGTTTCTTGCCACGCTCAACAATGTCGAATTCGTGGAAGCCACGATGACGGAAGGTGCCGTTTTCCAGAGATCGTAAAGATTTCGCCGTGTTGGGAATGAGATTGCCAATGTACCGCTGTGTAGAATTCTTCCAGTAAACACCCTTGCAGCATTTCTTCCCTGCAAGGTAGAGGTGCCGGAATGAGAATACCTCGTCAAAATCGCCGCATTGCTGGCTCCGCATAAGACGGGCTTCGTCACGCTTGGCCTTACGGCGTTGGTAACGGGCTTCTCTCCGTTCTTCGCTTGTCATATTAAAGGGTTCCCTCCGTACAGTCTTATTCTTGGGTACGGGTTCTAACTGCATAGTAGTACCAGCCATGAAATGCGATACCGTACATTTCGCACCATGCAAGCAGCGTCCGGCTGACTACATCGAAGGAATGTTTTGGCTCTGAGAGCCGGGAACAAGCCCTCCCTCTGCAAGAGGTACTGATTTCACCCAAGGGGGTTACTACGACTGACCTATTCGAGTTGCAGAGTCCGAAGGACACGCCATTACTGTTGCTGGCGTTGTTATTGTTGGCGTTGCCGTTGCTGTTGACATTGCAGAAGTTAGTGGTGTTGCCGCTATTAGGAGAACGCTCCCACCAGTTGTTCGCAGAACGCCAAAGAGTAGCAGGACTTGACCCATTAAAATCAGTCAGGCAGATTTTTGTACCTGTCGTGATCTGATTTCTTAACACTTGAAATGAGCTTCGCTTCATCTATGATGTACTCTCCAAAAACCTTCATAGCGTTGTCAATCCACGGACACTTTTCGGGATTTTGGAGAATAGCGTCATAGAGCAAAGTCAGCTTGGGACTGAGATTTTGAAGGGCAATGTTGGCGTTGGTCAGATGATCTCGCCGCATTTGAAGCTCATGCTGATTTTTCGGGATAATGTTGTTCGCCGCCCGAACTTCCTCATGTACCGTGGAAGCCAGCTCGAAGATACGGTGCGTCAGAAACGGCGCATACCGCTTCGGAGCTTTCGTACATACAGAGAAAGCATGAAGCTCCAACCGCCTTGCGGTTTCAACAAACTGCATGGCACTCTCACCACGCATGGATTTCACAACTGACACTTTTTACCCTCCTACACCGCCCCTGACGGGGCGGGGATTGAATTGATGATGGATTAAACGCAGAAGCCGAAGGACACGCCAATACTGTTGCTGGCGTAGTAATAGTTGGCGGTGCCGGTGCTGGCGACACTGCAGAAGCGAGTGGTGGTGCCGCTATAAGGAGAACGCTCCCACCAGTAGTTCGCAGAACCATTCACGGTCTTGATGGTGGAATTGCCAGCCTTGTAATACTCATACTGGCTACCCTCACCCGCAAAAGAGTAAGTGGTTGCGCCAAAGACCTCGATTTCAGACAGCAGGAACAGCTTGTCAGAAGTGGTTTCCAGACCAGAGCTGTTATTACCGACAGAAGAAACCTTGTTGGCAGCTTTGATAACCGACTTCAAATCGGAATTGAGCTGACCGTAAATGGTGGTGTTCAGCGTAGTCTTACGCATAACACAGCCTTCCCAACCGTTTGCGTTGGTATTGCTGGCTTCCATGGGATAGGTCGTTGCCAGACAGTTTACCAACTGGAAAGTGACACCGGCAGTACCACCCGCCGTCAAGGTATCATGATTGAAACCAATGATCTGCACAGGATAACTTACACCGTTTACGGTGATATTCTTCTTGTCGCCAACCTTGAAATACTGGTCACAAACGCCAAAGCTGCTCATGATGGAGATGTCACTCCACGAAGTATCTTCCAGAGAAGAACCCACCACAAACGGATAAACCGTGACGATACCAATGACTTCCAGAGTGAATGCCATGACCTTTTGAGTGCCGCCATAAATGAAGGTGATAGACCATTCACCCAACTCGGTAGGATAGAGGGTGGCATAGCCAGCACTACCAACGGTGCCAGTCAGGGTTTTACTTCCCCTGACCATGGTGACGGTAGTACCCACATCACCCATGACTCGAACCTCAGCGGGAGAACCCTTCTGGCTCAGAGCATACAAAGCGTCATTCACGGTAGGGTCATCGGACTCCAATTCCAGAGCGGCAGCGGTTGCGTCAGTCAGCATATTGTTCTTGTTCAGAGCCATACCGACCACATCACAGCCAGCGGCATTCAGGCCAATGTCCAGCGTGGCAGAGCCGTCCATGAGCTGACTGCGCCATTCCTCGAAGGTTTCCGGCATGGTAGCCGGAGCCTTGACGGTGCGGGAGGTACCATCTCCCTTGATGATTGTGTCTTTCATGAAATTTCCTCCTTATTCCCCGCTGTACGCAATACCGGCATAGGCGTAAGTGGCAACGGTGTAATCAATCTTGCGATAGAGTGTCGCTTCCACTTCCAAAAATGCCTGATAGATGACATACAGCAGATATTCAATATCATTCGCCACGGAAAAGGTAAGGTTATTCAGGGAGGTCGGGACTGCGGGTGCGTCCGCAGGGAGCGTGATCTGCTTACGAAGGGTGGACAGGTCTGCGAGGTAAGCTGCCACGACAGATTGAGTGGGAGTGTCACCCATAGCCCAATTCGTCTTTGCAGTAACCACAACGCTGTCAGCGTCATAAGGAACATGGTAAGCAGGGTCATCGGCTACCTCTCTTTCTTCTCGATAGGTTTCCAATTCCGTAGGCAGAGCGATCATTCGGTCAGCGATATAGGCCACCGCCTGACCCACACGGTTCATGTCTGTGTAATTGTAGGCACCCTTCATGCCAGCCATGTACTCTGCCAATTCCTCAGCGGTAAGGGCATTAAGCCCTTCCGTGAGGATTTTGTTTTTCAGAGTGAAAACACGGTCAACATCGGCCTGAGTGCGGTCATAGATCAGAGTGTCAATGATGGTACTCATATCAATCCTTTCACCTTCATCTTTCCGCTCAGAGAGCCATTGAATGTGATTTCATCGACCAAGATCAATGCGTCCATCTCAGAGGTGTAGAGTGTCTGCAAACCGATAATGTCACCGACTTCCATTTCGGGGTTGCCCCTGTAATTTGCTTCGTAGGTGTTTCGCATTTGCAGATACCGCATGACATGGGTAGCCAGAGCCGAACACATTTCATCGTTGGTGATAAGGGGATTTTCCTCCTTGTCAATCTCTCCCTCCAAAGCTACGGGGTAGGAAACGACCACCGAGTTTTCGGAGAGGGACTGTCCGGTGATCTTGACGGTTTTGGTGCCGGAGGATAACACCAAGTCCGCTGCTCTGGCGTAGATATTGGAAGACTCCAATGTGCCGCCAGACACCGTGATTTGAACATCTTGTGCCAGACCAGAAAACTCAACATGGAGCTGAGTTTCGGTGGTCGTTCCCTCAAAGAGTGTTTGGGTGTCGCCGTCAGCGGTATAGGCATACCGGGCAACGGACACCGCTTTCAATTGGTCGATTTTCGAGATCACCTGACTGTTTTCCGCAATGGAAGTGAAGTCCAGAGTGAAGTCAGTTTCTCGATAATAGACCTTGCTGACACGCATACGGCGGTACGGCAGACCACCAAACAGGCTTACCTCGATCTTGGTACAATCAATGGCGACATTGGTGTTCACGAATACCTCAGACGAGATAATTCCGTTGACCGTCTGTGTGTCAAGGAGCGTGTCGCCGTTGTAATACTTCACCTGAATGGAGGTGGGGTACTCACCCAACGGCGTGTCAAAACGAAGTGCCAGAACCGGCAAATCGTGGGAAACATCAAAGGATTTGGTGAAGACAGGTGCCGTGTCATAGGAACCGTCCTCACCGGTCATGGCTTCGCTGACGAAACCTCTGCCCGTGGGGTTGCTGTCGGGAATAATTACCTGATCTCCACCGTCCAGCGTCCACCGGTTCAGCTCCAAGGTAGCTTAGGTATTACCCGCCGTGTTGCCACGGTCTACGGTACCCCATTCGCTGTACCACTCATGCCCATTGTCAGTCCACTCACCGCTGTAAATACCGACCACCGTGACACCGAAAGGTTTAATGTGGATAACATTGTCATCATCGGTGAAAAGGCGGCACCGACAAGCGTGAGCGATCAGTTGCAGACAATTCATGTGGGTGTCGATAGGCAGAGCCGCCGTGGTGAACATCTCTTTCAGCGACTCGTCAATGACCCAAGGATTTGTGCCATTTTCGGTCAGCGTGAGATCAGCGTCCAACAGGACTTCCTCAGCCATATCGTAGAAATTCTTGGAACCGAGCTTGCTCTTATAGAAAGTACCGGTCAGACTGCCAACCAGACCCGTTCCCGTGAAAGTAGCCTTGTTGTTCCGAGCCGAAGGTTTGGCATTCAACACATACCTGTCACCCTTAACCCATTCCACGGTGCCGTCAGGCAGCTCATAGCCAAACTGAATTACTACCGGGGAATTCTTATCGACATAAGCATAAATGCCGGAAGGGTTATCGGGGTCGTAATTGTGTTCATAATCCAAGATCACAAACTGCATGGTTTCCTGCGGCAATCTGCGACTCAGCGGGTCAACATCGTGGGTCTGTCTGGTGGAAACAATGTCGCTGTTCAGGAAGGTCTTTTCAACGCCATACAGTACCCCTTCCAAGCGAGGTCTGCGATACGGAAGACAGCTACCGAAGGTTACGGTCAGCTTGTCGATCTCGGCGGTTCTGGTATTGACGATCACCTTGGTTCCTGTCACGGGAACGGTCACGCTATCCTTCACCGTACCGTCCATATAGAAGTCAACCGTTACGGACAAAGGCCATTCCTTATAGCGAGTATCAAATGTCAGAGTCACGCCGGGGAAAGTGCGAGGTTCGGAGAACTCACGGGTCAGCACAGCCGCCGCAGAAAATTCTCCGTTCTCGTCACTCATAAGGCTCGACACAAAGCCGTCTTCCATGGTACCGGACGCAGGGACGATGATCGTATTACCGTCCAATGCCCACCGGTTCAGCTCCAAGGCCGCATAGGACTCGTCATACTCAAAGGCGTAATCAACCGTGTCGAACTCGGAATAGCTCTGCGCTCCATTGCTGACCCATTCGCCGTCCGTAGCGGCAGCGGGGTCAACATTGCCGAAAGTAATTCGGACATGAGAGCGATTACGGAGCATGGACTTCATGCTGTTTTTGTAAGCATAGCTTACAGACTTCATGCGCCCACCTCCTTACAATTCTTCGCCACAGTCAATCAGATTGACCTTGCAGTTGAGGTAGTCCAACGGAAGCTGAGTCACAGGGTCGAGATGGAACGGCTCTGCGGTTCTGTCACCGGGGTACATCTTCCGAGTAGTCCAAGTGTTATTCACCATATCAGGGTAGCTTACCGTGACATAGAAATTCTCGAACTCTTTAAGAATGGCAGACCATGTGGCAGCGTCAAGATAACCCCAATAGAGATTGTTCAACTTCTGTTGGTCACGGCCTACCTTCTGACCCACGGTGACGGCATTTGCATTTCGAGCTGCGTCCACAATGGTAGCCACCATCAGGTTCAAGCCCCTACGAGGGGCGGGATATTCGTGACCATTGATTTTGATAAAAGCCGCCATATCCACACCCCTCCTTAGTAAGCGTTGGCAAAGGCACCATCATTCACACGGACACCTCTGTTGCGGTTATAACGATCATAGGAACGCCCAATCACATCGTCACCGATTGCGACAGACATTTCCTTACCCTCGACCACATTCAGCAGAGCATAGATTGCGGCAACCACGCTGTCGTTTGCAATGCTGACACCAGCAGTAATACCCTCAACGATCTGGTCATTGTTGGCAACTGCGGTTCTACGCCCAATGGCACCAACCATTTCCGCACCCGCTTCACGGGCGATAAAGAGCTGACCTTCATCAACGAAACCGCCGTCAGCAAAGGTGGGAATGTGTGGAATATTGACCAGACGAATATCAAAAGCGGGAATGATCTCGATACCGGCAATGGTCAGACCGTTGAACTGAATGTGGAACAGGTCATTGATTGCGTCAATTACCCGGTTGACGAGAGCAATGATGGAGTTTGCCATCTGCTTTACGAACCGAGTGATCGGGTTATCGTCCAGCGTCCATGCGGCATAGGAAAGGGACAGGCCAGCGGCAAGAACTGCCAAACCAAGACCGACACCTGCACCGGACAGCAGAAGCAGGACACCGAGAACGATCAGCGCACCGCCGAGAATTGCGGCAATACTGGACACGACCAGCTTGATCTTGTCCTTCACCCAATCCCAATTCAACGAAGCGGCGGCACCAAGGCTTGCGGCACCGACCAACATCAGACCGATACCGAGAGGAATACCGACTCCCGTGAAAGCAAGGATTGCACCGACCACCAGAAGCGCACCACCCACAATGCCCATGATGATACTGACGGTGTTACGCACCTCGTCACTCAGCGTGTTCCAATTCGGGAATACAGCGGTACCCATCATCAATGCGCCACCCGCCAACAAAGCGATACCCAAGGGAATATTCGCACCGCTGAACGCCAATACTGCGCCGACTGCCAACAGAGCAACAGACACGATACTGGTAATCAGGGCAATGGTATTCCTCACTTCGTCACTCAAACCGTTCCAGTTGAGAGCCACAGCGGAAGCAATCGAAGCCGCACCGACCACCATGAGTCCAATACCCAACGGTAGGCTACCGCCGCTGAAAGCGAGAATTGCGCCCAAGGCCAGCATTGCGGTACCCACCAGAGTAGCAATTCGTGCCAAGGGAGATTTAATAGCGTCTTCGAGAGCGTTCCAGTTGAGAGCCACAGCGGAAGCAATAGACGCTGCGCCAATAGCAATCAGAGCGATACCGAGAGGTACATTCACACCGGTCAGAGCCAACATTGCGCCGACTGCCAGAGAAGCACCGGCAACAATGCCCGTGATCGTGGTGAGAGCGTCCGTGATATGCTGGTCGCTGCTGTGCCAGTTAATCGCCACAGCGGAAGCCAGACTTACAGCACCCAAAACCATCAGGGCGATACCCAAGGGGATATTCGCACCAGAAAAGGCCATGATTGCACCCAAGGCCAGCATGAAGCCGCTGATTACGCCCGTAATCAAAGCGAGAGTGTTCGCCAATTCCGTACTCATGCTGTTCCAGTTGAGAGCCGCAGTAGCCGCCAAACCGACAGCACCCGCCGCCATCAAGCCAAGGCCGAGAGGAATGTTTGCACCGGTCAGAACGAGGATTGCGCCGACTGCCAACATAAAGCCGCTTACCATGACGGTAATTTCAGCCAAACTCTGTTCGAGCATTGCCTTGATCTCGCCAACCTTGGTAGAAATTGCGTCACCAAGGAAGTCATATTCAGGCATTTCAAAATCGAAGCCGGTTCCCCCGCCACCGCCAGCACCAGAGCCGGAAGCGTTAGCGGGAGCAAATACATTCAGCTCGTCAAAGCCAGCAGTATACTGCTTCAACTTCTTAGCGGCACCAGCAGCGTCATCAAGGCCGGTAGCAAGATCACCCGCACCACTCGCCAATTCACCGACCCCGGAGTAATCAACTTCGGTCAGCTTGAAGCCGAACAGGTTGGCAATGGCGTTGGCGATCTCACGGATGACTTGTACCACAGCAATAGCGTAAGGCAAGATAGCGTTCAAGGCGGGAATAAAGATATTACCGATAGCCTGAGCTGCCATCTCGAACTGAGCTTTCAGAATACGAAGTTGGTTGGCGGGAGCGTCAAGGGTTCTCGCCAAGTCACCCTGAGCCGTAGTGACCTGAGTCATGATTGCGTAGTATCGCAACTCAGCCTTTTCAGCCTGAGTCATGGACGAAACACTCTTGTCAATACCGAGGGACAGAGCAACCGCTTCCAAACGGGCTTGCGACAGGTCGTAGCCCAATCTACGCAGAGGTTCCAATTCGCCAGAGATACCGGACTGTAACTTCTGCATAGCGTCTTCAACAGAGATATTGAAGAAGGAAGAAATGTCGTAGCCGAGCTGAGTCAGGTTCTTGCTCATGATGTACGCACGATCACCAACCACGCCGAAGCCGGTTGCAAGGGTCATGAACACACCCTGATTGCGAACCCATTGAGAAATATCAATGCCAAGAATGTCGCTGACCGTCTGACCGTACTTCAACGCCTGATCTGCGTATTTACCCATAGCAACGGTAAAAAGGTTCAGGTTCTCTTGGTAAGCATTGGATTTCGTGATTGCCTTTGCGATCAGGGAAGAAACCTTACGCAGACCCATGTAGACCGTATTCCATGTCATTGTCTTCATGACGGAATTCAGACCGCCCAAGGTATTTCGCATACGCCCAAGGGCAGAGGTGCTTTCATTGGCGGGAGATTTCAGACCGCTCAGGGTCTTTTTCAGCTTGGAAAGCGAACTGTCCGCTTCCTCACCGCTGGAAATGATCTGAAACTCAATGCCCTGAATTTCCACATTATCAGCCATTTACGCCACCACCTTTCTGTTGAAATTTCTTGTTGTTCGCCATGGCAAAGGCTTCCATAAAGGCTTTCGCTTTATCATCGTTTTTCTGTTCCCGCTTCTGCTGCACACGCTCGTCTTTCCGCATATTAAGCTCATAAGGCTCTCGGCGGTACGGAGTAGGCTTCTTGGCACCCATAGCTCGGAACAAGGGCGAAGCGTCAACGAGAGCTTCATAGATATACATACCTTGAAGCCATGCGTCCTGATTTTTGAGGTCTTGCTTGATCTGTGCGGCTTTCTGGTAATACTTGACTAATTCACAATCCTCGTTCCAGAACTGATCGTAGGTCATACCAATCGCAAGGTAGTACGGGAAGACCTCGTAAAATTTCTCCGTGTAAGCGAAACGGGAAGCGGAGCGTAGACCGCCGCCGCTCCCCGTTCTACCGGACTGCGACTCGCTTACCAGTCCGCAGTCCAGCTCAGGTTTCCCTCGTTGCCCTCCTGCTCAGGCTCGGTCAGCAGGGTCATGATGGGTTCGTTATACATCTCGACCAGCTTCTCAATCAGCTTGTCCTTGTTGGTCAGCTTCTTGTAGATACTGTCGATAATCTCCCGCTTAACAAAGCGGTGGTGTGCCAGAAAAGCACCCGCAAACAGAGCGGGGAGCATGGTCATGGGCTTCTTCTCAACATCGTCTGCGATAAAGCCCTGCTTCTCCATCATCTCAACGGACTTGCGGGTATATTCCAGCGTGTAGGTCACGCCGGAAACGGGGTCATTGATTACGAGCTGCTTTGCCATGATAAATCCTCCTTATCATTTAGGCCGATTACTTCTTAGGTGTCAGAGAAAGCAATGGGGGTGGAAGGGGCGATGGTGATGTTCATACCAACGACCTCGTTCACGCCACCGCCGACAGGATAGACGGACAGCTCACCCTTGAAGGAGAACTTACCGTTGGAACCATCGGGAGTGACCACGCCGCCAGCTTCGGTGCCGCCGAACCACACAGCGAAGTCATGCTGAGAACCTTCCAGAGCTTTCAGCTCCTTGAACTTCGCCAGATCATAGTTAGCAGCGAATGCCAGACCATCGAGGGACTGAATACCGGCGATATAGGTCTGCATATTGTCGCTCAGGGTGGTGGTTTCCAGCATTTCGGGTTCGCCGCCGAGATCGGGAAACTCCTTAATGTCTACCAGCTTGGAGTAGGTATCACCACCGCTGGCCTTGTGCATAAGAAAGACCTTGTAGGTAGAAATAGCCATTTCATTTACCTCCTGTAAATAGTAGTGCCGTCCGTTTCGGCTCGATACCGAGCCACCAGACGATAGATCGTAGCGTTCTCCATGTTGGGAACAGGAGAAAGAGAAATTCGGGTGAAATTCATGCCGTACATCATGCCGTCAATCAGACTCATGATCTTCTTGCATTCCGACTTCTTCCCGGAAGTCTTATTGGAATACACATTGACCTCAAACATGACCGTAGCGAAACGCTCTCGATCTGCCGTGTCCAGATGATCGGTAGACGGGTAGTTATCCGACTCCACAATGCTTACATGGGGGAAAGCAGAAGGAACATTCACATAATCACCCGTAATGTGAATGTCGGAATAAGCAGCACGAAGGGCTTGTGCAATCGGGGTGTAAACCTTGCTCTCAATATCAATCACACAAATACCTCCTTTACCACTCTGATTAACTCTTGCTCTATGGTTTTCACAGCGTTATACATGGGAGCGGACGGAGGATTACCGTAGGTGTGACCACCGCCCTTGTCTTTGGGCAACCACCAACCCTTAACATCGTCCCAATGACCTTTATCGCTCGGATAGGTACCCGGCCCCATGCCGTGCTTACTGGCTTCGGGGTGTCCGTAACCGTAAGTCACGCCAGAGCCGAACTCGATAAACAATACCGACTCTCCGTTAGCCTTGACCACATATCCCTTCGAGATAGGTTCCACGGACACCGTAGCGTCCTTGATACCCGTGTAGACTGCCCGTGAAAAATCGAGAGAAGCCTTGGTTGCACCCATTGCCGCCAAGCGTTCAACCAGCAAAGCAGACTTCTCATGAAGCCACTTCTGGTATTCATCGACAGCGGCAATGGCACTATCAATACCCTCCGGGGTAAGGGCAAATCTCACGACTCTGTTGTTCACGATACCGTCACCTTACTTACAGCAATGGAGATAGAATTCAGGCTCTTAGCTACACGCTTTACAAGGTAGTCATACAGAGGGGTGCCGTCTTCGGCATATTCCGGCTCCTTGTCGATGAACAGAACGGAATTTTCATCAATCGGGCAAGACAGATCATCAATGACGATCACCTTGTCGTAAGAAATAAAATTACCGAACTGTTCCACCTGAGCGGCACCGGTAGCCGCAGACACATTGGCTTTCATCTGCACAGCGTCCTTGTAGAGAACGGTATGCTCACCGCTCTCATTGCCCTCGTCATCGGTAATTGCCACTTTGCGATCAAACAGCAAATACCAAAAGGACACCTTGTTACGCTCCATCGTTCTCATGTGGTTTCCTCACTTTCGGAAGTGACCACCACAGAAGCACAAGGAACAATCTCTCTCAACAGCGTAGGCGGCACATCTCCGTCCTCATAAGAACGGGAAATACCGTTTTCGCTGTGAGCGGTCTGTCCTTCGGCACCGCGCTTATTCAGCAGATAGGCAGCGATTTCCACCTGATTGAAAGCATAACGATCAGGGACTTCGGTCACGGTGTCATCGAAGGGGTAGGCTCTTTTCAGAACCTTATTTCCGGCGATATAGAGGTAGGTGAGAAGGGTGTCCAGATTGGTTTCGCCGGTCATGCTGGTCAGCATTTCACACTTGCGAGTTTCGTCCAGAGCAATCATTCTTCTCACCTACCTTTCATTAGTCTTCGGGATTGGCAGCGGGTTCGGGCTGCTCAGGGGTAGCCGCAGGGTCAGGAGCGGCAGCGGGTTCGGGCTGATCGGGAGTATCTTCGATCTCTCTCAGATACACCTTGCCCATACGGTTACTGCCGGTCAGCAGCTCCTTGATACGGGTCTTGGTGGGCTTCACGCCCTTAGCGGGGTACTTATCCCCGACCTGATACAGACGGTTGTCATCGGTCAGGTCACGAAAAGCTCTGATTACCTCGTACATCGTAAATCCTCCTATTCACGCTGTCGCTTACACGCTCTCGGTAACAGACACCACAGCGATAGCGTCCAGATACTCGGCAAACAGGGTCATGCCCATGATTGCGAAGGACTCAGACACGGCGGTGTTGTAGTTACCCTGAGTGTGGAAGCCGATCAGGTTGGTCAGACCATCGGTGGTGTAGATCAGGCCAGCCTTGGCAAAATCGCTGTCACCGGGGTCAACATAGTACAGAGCAATGTTTTCCACGGGAGTGGCAATGACCTTGCCACGGGCGATCTCTGCGTCAGACAGCAGGAACACGACCTTGTAGCCCATGAAGTCCTTGATGTACTGGAAACCGAAAGCAGACTGAACGGTGATAGCAGCGTCACCGATGTAGTCATACAGGTCGAGGACATTGGCGAAGCCAACAACCTCGGTGCAGGTGCGGTGCATCTGCTTGAACTTATTGATGACATTGCCCTTAGCCATAGCCAGCGCACGCTGCCAAGTAGACTCGTTGCTGGTCAGAGAGCCGGTGTTCAGGTAGGCATAGAAACGAGCGGTGACATTATCCTGAAGCTCGAACAGGAAAGCGTCATCGGTCATGCCAACGGCAACATCATAACCGTGATCTTTGATAGACTCGATGGAAACGGCCTTGGCATACTTCTCGACCGTCATCTCCGCATAGGGAGTTTCAACGATCTGAGCCTTGGAGTAGGGGATTTCCTCACCCTCACCCACAGTACCATTTGCCAGCGTAATGGTGGCCTTCTTGGATTTCAGCACAGCACCGGGCTGCTTACGAATGGGACGGACAATGCCGAGAATGTCCCGCAGATGATCCCAATTTCGGGCGAAACGGGAAACGAAGTCAATCTCACGGGCAGCAACGGCCATATCAGCCGTCATAGTCAGATTTTCCTTAGCCATAATTTATTCTCCTTTTCTGAACAGCTCCATGTTGGCGGCAATAGCAGACTGCCGCTCTGCGCTGTCCTTAATTTTCATGATGTCTTCTCTGGTCATAGCGTGGTTGCCATCACCGGCAGGGGGCTTGGGGGTCTTCTTCAAAGCGTCAGCCTTGACGGTTTTGGCATAATCTTCGAGGAACTTCTGCTGATTGGCAAAAACCGTAGTGTGGTCGCCGTCTGCCATGGCCTTAGCGGTATCAGCCGCCAATTCCTCGGAGTAACCCTGAGCAATGAACTTAGCCTTATACTCAGATACGGTACGCTCCTTTTCCAGCTCTGCCAGACGCTTTTCCATCTTGGCCTTTTCCTCAGCTTCCTCCTGCTTCTTCTTTTCGTCCTCGGACAACAGGGCGTTGTGCTTGCGCTTCCACTCGGCAGCTTCGGAATTCGCCTTGGAATTGGCACTTTTCAGCCGTTCCACCTCGGCGGCATTATCTTCGTACTCGAAACCCTCCAAAGCGGCGAGCTTCTGTTCGGGGGTCATCTTGTCATAACCCTCAATCTTACTGGTGTCGATCTTTGCCATAGAAATTACCTCCTGCGTTTTATTCGGGTGTTCACTCACCGCTGATTTCTGTTTTTGGTAGGCTTGTCTGCCTTTTGCGATTAAGGTCTTCCCTGACCATTCAACGCCTTGCGGCAATCAAATCAAAACAAAAACGGGCTTCTGGCAAGGACATGAGAGTGTCCCTACCAAAAGCCCGTAATGGCTGTTGCCGTTATCTCGATATAACGACCTCATATTTCTTCTTGCTGCTCAACTCCCAAACGACCAACTTGCCGTTTCGGACAGCAATCTCAACTCCCTTGCCACGGGAAAGGATTTCATTGATCTCCTGTATCGCCTTTGGCGACAGGGTTATTACCGGGGTCATTGTTGTCGCCCTCCTTCGGCATAGTCTGAGCGGCAATTTCAGCCGCTTTCTTAGCCTGTTCCTCCATATACGCCTTACTCATGTTCCAAGCCATCTCAGGGTCAATGAACATACCGCAATGAGAGAATGCAAGCTGAGGGGCAATCTTGGGATTGTTCAGCATAGCAACGAGAACATTCGCCTTTTCGGTGATATTCTCATAATTACGGCGAGTAAAGCGGATTTCCAAGCCGGACAGTTTCAGGTTCAGGTCTGCCAGATCACGGCAAATACGCAGAACCAGTTTCAGAAATTCCTTTTCGGACTTCTTAAACATCAACTCACTATCCTTGGCTCTCGCTTCGGCAGCAGACCAACCGTCACGCATAATAACAGCGGAGCCGGTATCGCTGGTGGAAGAACCACCGTTGCGGTTCGGCATACCACAGATCGTCAAAACCGTGTTATACATATGGTCAATGAGCGTCTGCGTCTGGCTCTGGTTCAACTCTGCGGTGAGATATTCGATCTCGGCCTTGAACTGAGGGTCAATGTCCTTATACTTGATTGCGCCCTCCTGACGGAGCTTGGCGTAATCGGGCGAAGAAATATCGACATTGTGGAAAAGCATAAGTGCTTGCACAAACTGCTCCACGCCGTCAAGGCGGTTGGAGTCCACATTATTCATTGCGTCCAGCAAAGGAAGCACGATCTCAAAAGCACCAAGGCGAGAATTGTTCAGCGGATATTCGATGATGGGAATTCCCAATACCTGTTCCTCGGAACGGGTGATCTCAAAATCCTCGATCTCAAAGTACCAGTCCTTCGTATATACGCTGAAAATACGAGTGGCCTTTTCCTTCTCGATATATTTCACGCCCATGAGGGGAGGGGTACCGAGAGAATTCTGGTACACCACGAAGGAGAAACGAGGGTCGAGTGTAAACAGCTCAAAGGGAGCTTCATCTTCCTCCATATCGGCTTCGCCATCAGGAAGAACCATGCGGTAAGAAGTGCCGCAAATGTGTGCCCACTCAGACAGCTCCTTATCCTTAGCAGCTTTATCCTCGGAGAGAACATAATCGTTCAGTTTAGTCACACAACCCGCAACAGCTTCGTCATCTCCACGACTGACATACTGGACAGGTTCACCCATCAGATAACCGACCTTGAAGGAAACAATTTCATTTGCCCTGTTTTCAATAACAATATTCTTGATTTCAGGCCGGACTTCCTTTTTGCGACTCAACACGGGCTGTCTGCCCTTGTAGTAGCCATAGAGATATTCGATCTCACTCTTATTCCGAAGGTGCGTGATAAAGGCTTTCCGCAGAACATCAACCACATTGTCGGAAGTAATTTCAGACACATCGGTATAAATGACTCTGCGCCCAAACAAAGCACGATTTTCCACGGAAACACCCCTTTCTTTACAAAATTGCGATCAGATTACAGTAATCCAATCTTTCACCCTACATGATAGCATAATCTCCAATGGTTGTCAACACCTTAACTTTTCAAAATACCATTGGCGATACACTTTTGTCAACAAGGCCGTTTGAAAACCTCAATCTTGGTACCAGATAGCATACGAATTTCATTTTCCAACAGGGACAGGGAGTCAGGAGCGTCATCGTGAGGAACCTTACCAGAGCGAGTGTAGGTGGTCAGCTCTTTCATAAAATTCCAATACTGACTGCCCCGCTTATAGGTGGACGGGTGCTTAAAATAGAAATTCCGCTTAATGTTGTCAGAAGCAAATTCAATACGGGTATGCTTATTGGAGATCGTGCGCTTCGTGCGAATGCCGATGGAATAACCACGGTCACGAATGATCTGGTCAACATCTCTGGCATAATACTGACCGGCATTATTACTCTCGAAAACAGCAGAAGCGACTTTGTTCTCAATCAGGCACTTGGCGCACTCAGGCTTTGTAATCTCTGCCGGAGCGTCATCAAATACCACATCAACAATATACACATCGGTACCGTAGATTTTCGCCACCGGCATAGAGGTACTATCGCTGCCGCTTTCAGCAGTATCACCCACGGCAATGGTTGTGTCCGGCTCTCTATCAACAGGTAGCTCGAAAAAGTAATTCAGCTCGTCCTTGTTAAAAAGAAGACCCTTGGCTTCAAACGGCTGCTGCTGAAATTCCGACTCAAACTGTTCTGCGGACAGAAGCTCACGCTGTTCACGGAAATAGGCCGTGGTAAAAACCTTCTGACCCTCACGCTCATATTCGTAATTACTTTCGTCTGTCACCGGGTCGAGCGCAGGGATTTCGATTGCTCTCCAATCCCAACCTTCCTTCTGAGCGTGTTCCTGAATACGACCAATCGGGTCATACAGAGAATACCGGGTACCGGTAAACACCATAGGCGTACCTTCAATGGCACGACCCATAATATCACCGGAGATCACTTCCCACTTGTCATCGAGCCGCTGACGGTTCTTGGCTTCCTCTCGACCTTCTACGCAGTCATCGAGATACAACACATTGGTTGCTTCGGACAAACCAACCTGTCGAGCGTCAATAGAACGACACATGATGGTAGGGAAACGAGATTTGGATTTCAGGTTGATGATCTTAGTGTCAGCGGAAGTCTGCACCAGACGAGCTTCGGGGAATACATCATAAAACAGGTATTCATTGGGCGTGGTCAGGTATTCCAAACACCCGTTATAGAAGCTCTTAACAAGGTCATCACCGGTTCCTTCCATCAAGGTAGCTCTATCGGGGTACTTGCCAGAGAGCATATTGACAAAATTGATACCAGTTTGCGACTTACCCGCTCTTTTCGGCATAGAAATTGTCAAAAGACGCAGTTTTCCATCAAGAATATCCTGAAAACCTTGTACCATCGGCTTCAAATAATGCCGCCGAGGGGCATAAAACCGCTTTTCGGGCTTGCGATCAAGCTCAATGTAGGTCATGAATGCGTCAAAGGAATGCGGAGCGTCAAATAACAGGCTCTTACGCCATGTTTCATAGAAGAATTCCGCTTCCTTCGGGGTGCTGGCTCTCAACATTTTGGCGCAAAGGGTGCGAAGCTGCTGATTGATCTCATGCGCCGCCGTAAAATCGTCTTCCTCCCATGCTCGGCACAGGGAAAACAGATCGGTATAAGCACCGGTGTCCTTCGGTCTATCATTGATTACTCTCGTAATCGAATGTGCAATTTTTGTATAGTCCATGATTACCTCCGTAATAAAAAAAAACGGACTACCCCTTTTAGAGTAGCCCGTAATGGCTGTTGCTGCCGCCGTAGTGCGGAAGCCTTATAATATCATCGGAATGAGCCATGCCAGCAAGAATATGAAAACTATGCCGAGAATAATATAGCCCAATGCGTCAAATAGGAATTTCACGACTCAACCCTCCCGTCAAACAGAGAATATCCGTTGAGCTTACCGCTGACGGTCACGGTGTCGCCAATTTCGATACCTTCAATGTCTTCGGCATTCTTGAAGAACACGGCACGATTATAGGTCATGACTCTCTCAGAGCCGTCAGCCGCAACAGAGTGGTGAGCGTCTGCAACGGTTAGGACAACTTCACCCTGAAAGGTGGCGTTCTGCTCGATCTCGGTGATTACGCCGGTAATCATTGTCCGAGAGGTACCGCCGTTGGCAGCTACCACGATGACGGCAATCACGATCATTACGGTGAACACGAAGCCACCGAGGATTTTTACCAGATTTGCACCAATGCTCTCACCGTAATACATATCGTCAACCTACCTTTCTCAGTCTATCATACCATGTCGTGCGGCCTATGCCAAGCTCGGCACAACATTCGTCCACGGTCATCAGACCGTCTTTTTGTTTTTGAGCGAGATTTTCAAATGCCACAGGGTCGATTTCCTTTTTCGCTCTACCGAAGCCCCGGCCTGTCTTGGGAGATACCTTACGACCATCGACTATCGGCATGGCGGCGATACCCTCAGCCTGACGCTGCTTGGTCTTCTTACGCTCCTGCTCGGCAACGGCACCCAACACCTCAATCAAAATGTTGTTGACCATTTCCAAAACCCATGTCTGGTCTTGGAAGTCAATCAGGGTGGTGGGAATGTCGAGAATACGGACGATCACGCCCCGGCTTCTGAACCATTCCAGCTCACGCTTCATTTCGGCCTTATCACGCCCGAAGCGGTCAAACTCTTTTACCACAACCTCGTCACCGGCTACGACCTTGGCTTTCAGGGCATTGTACCGAGGACGGTCAAAAGTGCTGCCGGTGATCTTATCGCAAAACACATGGTCATCATCATTGGGAATGTCGAACCGTTCCTGCGCCACTTTGAGCTGACGGGCAAGGCTCTGATCTTTGGAAGACACTCTACCAAGGAAGTAGATAGCCATGAGTCAAACCTCCTTCGAGTCAAGCAGGGCAGTCAGGTCATACTTCACATCGTCCTTCTGGTCAATCACAATCTGGTCAGCTCGGCGGGTTCCGGGTTTGCGCTCCTGAATAACCACTTCATAGCCAAGCACATCGAGCATTTCCACGGCCTTGTCAAAGGACATATTCGGATTAACTAACCGAGCGGACACATCGTTGCCCCGGCTCTTGCCGATAGCCCTTGCCATGGTCAGAAGGGACACGCCCTTGTCAGTCATGATCTGACGGATAGCTTTGTTGATTTGCATTTCAAGCACCTCCTGTTGATGTTATGATACACTAAATATAATTGGTTGTCAATAGGGAAATTAAATATTTTTAGTGACTAAGGATATTTTGTGCCTACGATTGAAAAAGAGAGGGTTATTTTGAAGTGAAGGGCTTACTTTGAGGGAATGATAAAATTGAGAGTAGTTTAGAGTAAATTGAGAGTAGAGCCTTTTTATGTTTTGCGGTATTTTCGGCACTTACCCCGCCCCGCCGCTGGCAGCTATATCCCCCGACCCCCGGCAGCTTGACCAGATCAGCAACGACCCCGAAAAAGGCAAAAGAAAACCGCCCGACCCAAGGCCGGACGGCTTCAAAATATTCATTTCATCAGCTTAACCAGATCACCCAAGACCAGAACCGGCAGCAGAAGCACACACAACAAAACCACGCTTTAACCCTCCGTAATATATTTAATAGCTTCCACTTCTGTATCAAACATTTTTGTTTGTCCGGGCTGACGGCTACCGGGTATATAATGCCCATTAGGAAAATGCCAGCCTATAAAATACCGATGTTTAACCCCTCTCGAATGATCTTCGAGAATGCCCACATATTGACCCTTTACGGGGTCGTAAATGTGGTAAGTATCAAAAAACGGGGTTGAGCTTCTATAAATCTTTTCAAACATAGGTTTTAACCTCCTTACCAATCTATCACGGCAAAGCGTTCCGGCTCGGCTTTCTGTTCCCAATGCCAACCGCCGTTAAAGGTATTCGGCACTCGCACCCGGTTATAGCTGCGTATAATCTGACTTACAGGGGCGTTACAAAGGCCGTTGAAAATCATATTAGCGGCTTCGATAATATCAGCCTGAGCGCAATTAGATTGCCAAAAACAATCAAATAACCATTCCTTATTGAATTCTTCAAGGCCAGCGTCACGGGAATATTTACCGGCTTTTGCGGGGGTCTTGTTGAAATAGAACGGGAAAAAGGGGTTTTGATCGACTTGAAAATAATAAATCATTCCGTCAAGCTCAAAAGTGATATAAGTGGTAAAGGGTGCGGGGATTGTTTCGCCGTTGTCCTGCTCTCGATCACTAATTAAAGCCGTATAACGGGAGGGTTTCACGCTGCCGCCGTGGTTCTTGACCACCTCAGCCAAAGCCGTAAAAATACGGCACATATTAAAATCAAGGGGGCGCAGATAAAGCCGCTGATTTTCTTTCGTGATAATCATAATTCAAACCGCCTTTCCAATTTCGAGATTGTCCCACCAGCTTTTCCCGCCGCCAGCCATACCAACGAAGGAAAGAAAACTATTTACATGGCGCATTGTGGTAACGCTGTAACCGTCCCACAAGCGGACAAATGCGCCGCCGCTGGTGATCTTGCAAACATCGGTGTTATAACTCTGCAACACCTTTTCGCCGTTGTCCTGCTCTTTAATTTTGGCCTTGCCGTAAAAGCTCTTGCTTCTGTCGGGATACATAACCGGAAGATCGTAAATTTTCATTTGTAACTGCCCTTTCTTGAATATGGAGTGAAAGCACTAAATTTATTTGGTGTCTTAAATATACACTAAATATATTTGGTTGTCAATACTTTTTCACTAATTATTTTTAGTGTTTTGTAACGGCTTTTCTGGTGTCCGTCAAAGTGTACTTTTCCGCACACCTCCGGCAGCACAACAGGCCGACCAGATCAACCAGAGCCAGAAACGAAAACCGCCGCCGACCCGGTAACAGATCGGCAGCGGGAAAGTTGATAGTCGAAAGTCGCCAGAGAGTTGCCGACCAGAGTCGCAAAGTCGAAAGTCGTTGGAAAAGTTGATAGTCGCCATAGTCGGGAGAGTTGCCAAAGTCGCCAGAGAGTCGGAAAGTCGCTCAATCCTCCGGGTCATAGTCGGCAGCAGTCGCTTCGAGATACTTCTGCTGTAATTCTTCGGGAGTCGCAGAGTCGCCAAGCTGAGTGTTGGGAGTCAAAACAACTTCCTGCTTGTCCTGATAGCCCATATTGTTCTTCATCAGGAAGATACCGGCAACGGGATTGATCTTGCCGTTCTGCATATAATTCTCCATCTGCGTGTTCAAAAGTTGATACGCCTTTTTAATGAGGTTACGACTCGTAGTCGGAATATAGGCACTATCCACACCATTACACCATGCCCACAGGGTTTTTCTATCCACACCAAAGGCCAAAGCCATGCCAGCAACGCTCGGCTTCATATCATCATCAGCACACAGCTTAAAATACTGACCAATTCTCTCCTTGACCATCTCAGGCTCTCTCATATCCACATCAGGCCAATCCCACATAGCCAGAGAATGCTCCAAATACTTCCGATTGTCACCCGGTTCAGTATGAACGCTCAGAGCGTCCTTACGGTCAGGGCGGGTGCGCTTCTGCGGCAGCTTATTTTCTTCACTCACGGTATTACCTCCTTCTCCCTTCGGGTGAGGTAGGTGACTCATTTTCAAAAATTCGTATAAACTCTCCTTAGAGAACACTCTATAAGAGGACTTATATACAAAAACCTAAAATCATTCACCTAACTCACCTGACAGGGTGAAAAACAAAATTCAAAATGCTCTAAAATTGAAAAGACTTTCTGCGGAAACACTCACTTTTATCACCTAACTCACCCGACTCACGGCTTTTGCTTACTCTGCCTTGCAAAACGGTTCAGCAGAATACTCACGGTGAGCTGACCAATGCGGTTGATGTACTCGCAAGACAGTCGATCAGGGTGCGGGACAGCGTTGCCGAGGTCGATGACTAACTCGCCGGTGTTGTAGGAAATATCCTGCGCCACATTTGGCGTTGCGTAGATAACCACATCTCTGTTCTGCGTAGCCTGTAACAGACTGGTGGTTTTGGAGTGTGCCACGGTCACGGTTGCGTTGTTATAGATCAATGCCTGAGCCAGTCCCTTGACGGCATGACCACGGCCTACGATGGTGATATTCTTCTTGTGAACCAAATCAGCGGCAAGCAGTAGAGCGAGTACACCTTGGCTCACACTCGACAGGCCATCAGAGAAAGAGTGGTCAATGTCTACATCGGAAGACAGTTGCAGATCAGAGGGACAGGTTTCGGTATCGACCACGGCTCCCTGATAGGGCGGGGTGAAATGAAAAGTGTGGTCGTACTGAATACCGAGGGAGTCAGCCTTTCTCTTGATGGACTTCAAGAAAACGCTATCCTCGGAGCCGAGCAACAGCAACTTGCCAGAAGTCGGAAGCAGGGCAATGGTTTCTCCGTCAATCTGCTCAGAGAGCTTCTTGACTAAATCCTGATAGCTCATGTCTTCTCGAACCTCCCGCAATGGCACACGCCGGACTCCTGCTCACGGAATTCCTTACAGGGGCAACGAGTGTCAGGGGTCTTGAAGACGGCGCAGGGGCAGTAGCCCTCATTCTGCTTTACCAGATCACCCACAGAGGGGTCGATTTCTCTCAGCATGACTCATTCCTCCAATCATCAAACATACGGCTTAGGATATTCAGCTCACGCCGGAGCTGGACAATGCTTGCCATGATCTGCACCTTAGAAGCACCACGCTCCACAATGCCGCTGCCCCATTCGGCAACAGAGCCGTGGTGTTTCAGAGATTTTTCCTCACGGCGTTTTTCATGGAGGGTGACGGCTTCACTCAGTCGTTTGGTCAGGGTGTTGACGAACTCCATCTGCTCGATTACCTTAGTCTTCGTCATCGGAAGGTTCCTCCCATTCCACCATGATCTCGCCACGAAAAGTCTTAGCACGACCAAGCAGACCCCAAAGACCTTCGTCCTGCTCACCGCACTCGGAACAGACGTGACCGGCTATCATTTCGAGCTTCTTGGGAAAATTCTTCTCGCTCACATAGAGAAGGTGTCCGCATTTGCGGCATTTGAAAACGGTAAACATCATTCTGCTCCTTTCAGTTTGATACCCTTATAGGAAGGGTAGCCGTGATAGGTAGACTTGCCCTCATGCCACTCCGGGTGAGCTTCCATGTCGGCATTGAACCGCTTTGCGCTGCACACGAAGTAGCCATTGGATTTGCACCAAATCTTATAAGCGTCATAGAGGGACTTGGCTCTGGTAACATAGCCATCGGCACTCTCGCACTTTTCTTCGAGGAATTGCAGTACCAGATCGTTGTCCTTCTCATACTGCCGTACCACACGGCGCATATCATCGGACATTCTCAGGCCGAACCGCTTGTACTTGAAGTAACCGGCAACCAACCATGCGAAAATACCCTGCATAGCTTCTTGCGTCTGGAATTCATTTTTCAGGTTCTTGTCTTGCTCGTTCTCCTTGAAATGGCGGTTGAACTCAATGACACGCACACGATCAGAAGCGAACAGGGATTTGTCGTTGACCGAGGGGAGATCATTGCAGGAGAGCCAAAGAGTGAACTGCGGCAGGAAGGTGGTAGCGGTTTCATAGAGGTTTCTGGCCTTGATTTCCTCACCACCGGTGAGCTGCTTAATGGTTTCCTCGTCCAGCTTGCCATACTGGTTGCTCTCAGCCATAGTCACAAACCTCTTGCCTTTCAGAGAAGCAAGCATGGGGTTGGCGGCTTCGGCATTCTTGGAGCGGTCAGATTTGCAAATGATGGATACGGGGGACACGGAAGCGTAATCACCGAGAAGGTGGTGAATGGCACTCAGCATGGTAGACTTGCCGTTGCGAGTGGTCTTGCCGTGGAGAATGAACATACATTCCTCATTCGCCATGCCGAGCATAGAGTAGCCAAGAGCCTTTTGCAGATACTCGGCCTTGTCCGGGTCGTTACAGGTGACTTCGGAAATGAACTGCTCCCATCGAGCGCACTTAGCGTCTTTCAGGGTGTATTTGAAGTTGGTCTGCATGGTCAGGAAGTCCCGCCAGTCATGCTCTCTGAACTCCATCTTCTCTAAATCGAAGGTGCCGTTCAGACAGTTAATGAGGTAGGGATTTGCGTCAAACTGCTCTGCGGTGATCGGCATGACGCTGGCAGCGTCCTTCATCAGACGGTCACGGAACCGGCGATCACCCATCTTGACGAGGAACTTCATGTATTCACGGCGGCGGTCTTCGTTCCCGATTTCTCCGCAGTAAAGAGCCATCAGGCGGCAGAATTCCTTGATCTTCTCGGCAACCAGCAGAGAACCAATATCCTTTCGCCATGCTCCCTCAGAGTAGGTGAACCAACTCTTTGCTTCGGGGCAGTACCGGGTATCGTTCTGATAGCATTCCGAGAACAGCTCTGCCATGCCCGACTCGTCCCAAGAGTACCCGGTGCCGCTGATTTGGTGGCTACGCTCAGGTTGGGCTTCCTTAATGGCAAACATCTTGCGGGACTGTTCCTTATCCATGATGTATCGACCATTGGAAAGCTCAAAAAGCTCCTGATCTTCTGCGGGGTTCATGATTTCATCGGACATTTTTCGTCACCTTCTTTGCTTCTTTTGCCAACACCAGAACGGCACACGCCCTGCGGTCTTCCTCGTACCAAGCACAACGCTCTGTGCAAGGGAGATGGGTGAATGGGCAAATGGGATTTTCATTCATGAGCGGCACCGTCCTTTATCATTTTCTTCAACTGCCGAAGATCGTTTCTCACCTTGCCGATGTAGGAACTCACGATGGTTTCCACCTCATACCGGTTGACAGGTTCCGGTACGGAACGGCGAAAGGCATTATCAATCCGTTGGGCTTCGGCGTTTCTGGTCTGCTCGGAAGCATAACAGACGCCCACGGATTGTCCGTTTTTCAGGTAAACGGTCAAGTCGAAAGGGTACTTGGGGTTAGTCCCTCGACTGGACTTCATTAGAGCAATTTCGCTCACATTGATGTAATTGCCGTTGAAATTGTAAAGCATAGGTCACTCACTTTCTGCCATACCCCCCCCCGACAAAGAAGAATGCGTTTCGCAGAGCGTTGTCCACATGAGCCATGATCTCACGGGGCAGCGTACACAGGTATTTCCAGTCATCGGTCACATCAATGACCCGTACCTGTTCACATTCCACCATGCTCGGAGCGAGGTTATCCCAAGTGACAGCCACATGGGTAGGCATATCCAGACGCTTGAATTTCGTGGTTAGAGGGACAACCAGAGTGGTCGGGGAAAACTGGTTGCCGACATTATTTTGCACGATCACCCACGGACGCTTGCCGCCCTGCACATGACCGGTAAGGGGCATAGGTACATCAATCAGTACCACATCTCCACGCTGATAAGGCTTCATAATTACCTCCAATATCTGAAACGGTCAAAGGTGTCCATGTGGCGTTCCTTTGCCTTTTTCTCAATTTCTTTCTGCTTTTCATATTGCTCCCGCTCCTGCTTGTACCGCTCACACTCGGAATGGCAACCGAGGTGGCGGTCTTCGCATTTGTAACAGCACTTTATGGAACTGGTCATCGGCGGTACCGAGTAACGCTGTTGACGATCAGCTCCACCTCGGAGCGGTCAAGCGGCGGTTGACAAGCAACAGAATTGGCGTACAGCAACTCTCTGAAAATATCCCCCTTGCTGTACCCCTGATTGTGTAATTGCCCTGCCAGAGAGGTCAGGCTGAGATTACGGCTACCTGAAATGATAGGCGGGTATTCCGGTTTCAGACTGATCTTGCCATTCTCCGGCTTGCGATACACGGGAGAATAAATCCTCTGAGAAGCGGAGCTGCCGGTACCTTCCTTCTGAGCGTCAGGGAAATATTTGGCTACCACATAGTCAATAGCTTCCTGATTTTCAATGATCTCAGGGAAGATCAATACCTCGCCGGTCATGATGAAGTACCGACTGCTCCTGTAAATCTCCACACCAGCACGATTGTTCCGACCTTTGAACGGAAGGTCGCCTTTGAGAAGGATATGTACCCCTCTCCCGCTCCTGCTCTTTTCGGTGTAGGAACGGCAGCAACCTACAATATCAATCGCCAGCGGACTCAGGAAACAGTCATCAAAGCCAGCGTCAATATCAATTCCCACAAGGCCGGTATCGTGGAACACATAGCCGAGTCCGTCATAGATACCCTTTTTCACCGCTTCCTCAGCAGCGTCAAAGGAAGACCATGTGTCCGGCAAAACGGAGGAAGCACCCTTGCGAATGGTTGATTGCATGGGTATCTTCGAGTCGTGCCAGACATTGACCCACGCTTTTTCTGTTTTTAATTCCGGTGGGAGATTTTCATATCTCATGGGTGTACCTCAGCTTTCATAGGGACTCGGTAGGCTCCAATCCCAAACCTGACCGTCAATAAAATCATTGCGGAAGTGATTGCGTTTCCCGTCCCCCGAAAAAAACAGGTAGTCCGCAGGAAGAATTCTACCGGCGTTGGGGTCGCCGTCTTTCTCTGCAAAGTATCGTGCCAGCACATCTTCACAAAGAGCTTTCAGCTCAGGGTCAACGGGATTGTCCGGGTGATACCCTACAAACTGATAGGGAGCGATGGTCACTTCTACAATGGTCTGCCCGTAAGCGTCTACCCGGTTGAGAACACACCACACGCAAGCGGCCTGTTCGGTTACAGACATAACCCCTCTGGCTTCTCCCCATAACATCTGAGCAAGCACCGTGACTTCTTCCTCTGTCCACAGCGGGACGGGTTCGGGTGTCGGCTCAGGCGTTATGATGGGAGAAGGAGTAGGGTTCATCACGGGAGTAACTACGGGGGGGGTAAATTGCGTTTCGGGATATTCCTCAGCGGCGCGAAAGGCACAGGAAGCGGAACACAACAGACAAGCCGTGAGTACGGCAACGATGATCTTACGCATTGTTTTCCTCCTGTTCCTCTTTGTACCATGCTTCCACATCGACTCCGATCTTCAAGAGCCGCTGTCGGCACAGCCAACCACCGTCTTCCGGGGTCATTTCGTAATGTTCTCTCAGCTTCTTGTGTTCGGCATAAAAGAGCTTCCAAGCCTTTCTCAGCCGTTTCTTGCCGAAGCCGAAGTGCACATGGAGCATTTCGAGAATGGCTGAGTCGTTGTCCATCTGAAATTGAAGATCGTTCTCCAAAATCTGCTGATTGATAGCTTCATTCAGCACCTTTTGCTCGGCCTTATTGAGCTGAACGCCGAAGGGCTTGCTCCCCACTCTCTTGAAATTCATCAGCCCACCTCAATGTCCTCGAAGAACACAGGGTAATTCGCCAGCAGCAGGACATGAGCCATCTTAGCAACCACCCTCATATCGGGGTGAGCGGCGGGAGAATTCCGCAGACGGATAAAGTGTCGCCATTCTCGAATGTCGGCGGTCATAACCACCTCGGTCTTCAAGCTGTTGGGGAGAATGGAACGAGCTTCCTGCGGCGTACAGCCGATAGTCAGAAGGTCGAAGTAGGCCAGCTCTGCTCTCAGGCAAGCCTTTTTCCACACCTCATAGGGCTGCTCTCCGTCCTTTGTCCAAGAGGGAGCAATGACAGTGATCTCACCGCCGAAGCCGTCCTTGGAGTAATTGCAGTAGCGGGTAGACTCCTGACAGTAAGCCGCCAGACGGTGACGGACGATCTCATGGCTCACACCACGGTCACAGGTGAAGCGCAGAGTCAGAGAGCCATGCTCAATGACGGCTTCGTGACCACGCTTGATAATGCCACGGATAAACTTCTCTGCGCTGCCCTCGGTGATCTTGTCCTCGGACTTATAACAGGTGCGTCCGGCCTGTTCGATAGTAGAGAGAAGGGACGCATAGGAGGGAGCATTGATAAGCTCCACCTTGGGTTCAATGATCTTCATGGTTATACTCCTTCCACATGACTTGCCAGCATATCGGCTTGGTGTGTCCACAGAACATTAGGGTAAATGTGGATTGCGCCGGTGTAGTCATTCCATTCTTCTTTCGGTGTGAACGCTCCCATGTGGTAGCGAATACAGGCGATTTCTTCCTCGGTCAGAGCGTAGAACTGCGACAGCAGCATAACGGACTTCTCCCCGTGACCTTTCAGCAGGGTATGAGGGTTATATTCCCATGCCGTAGGATTGGCAATGAGATCACCGCCGAGGGTTTCAGCAACGACAGGGTGTCGGTACTGGTCAATTTTGCAAAGGTCATGGAACATACCTACGATGTAGGGAGAACGCTCTTTGCGCCAGATCAGTCCACAGCTCTTGCTCAGGCCGACAAGGTGACGGGCAACAGAGAGAGAATGGTCGAACAAACCGCCCTCGTAGGCACCGTGGTACTTGGTTGAAGCAGGGGCATTAAAGAAGCCGCTGGTAATCAACCAGTCCAGAGCGTCCACCGTGACCAGCGGTGCGCCGTCATCGGTCTTCATGAATTCCAGAAAGGTGTCAATGCGTTTATCACTCATGATCGGCACCTCCCTCGTATTCAGGCCGGTGAACGCTTCTCTCGCTATCAAAGCCATCAGGGTACCGCTTTTTCAGCTTATCGACATTGTGCTGTGCCACAGCTTCGAGAGTCACGCCAAGGCCGGTTGCGGTCTGTGCCACATACCACAGCACATCTCCAAGCTCGTCAAGCAGTTTGGTAGGGTCGAATTCATGACCCTGAAACTCGACCTTTTTCAGAATGTCGATACACTCACCGGCTTCACCATTCAGGCCATAACAGCCATTGCGAATTTTGTCCCAAGGGGACAGGTCGCCGGAAGTGCGGTCAGCCGCAACCTGATACTCATTCAGCGTCATGCTCGGCAACCTCCATTTCCAGCACCGTCATGATTGCGTAATTAGCAAGATCAATCAGGGTGTCACGGATAGACTCGTCATTGACCTTCTGCTCACCGTTGCGGGAGAGGGTCTTGAACCGATTGAACTTATCGCCAAGGCGAATTCTCGCCATAGCCATACCTTCTTCAACAAAGGTCTGGTGGAAGCTGTCGCCGTAGTCATGGTTCTTCTTGGCGTACAGCTCATTGATCTCCTTGCAGATTTCTCCGTGACGGAGAACCTTGGGATTTACATTCTCAGACATGGTATCTAAACCTTTCTTTTCAAGATTTTAGAGGGAAACCATTGGCGAGGGAGAGCGGCTAAAAATTCGCCCTCCCTCGGCTCTGGTGTTTATCCCAA